TACTAAAATCGGAAACCGTACCTATTACCGTCCTGAAGACGTGGAACGTGTAATCTCAGATGTGGAAGACAGACGGAAAGAAGCCAAATGGAAAAGCAGGGATATTTGACCGAGAATATAGAGTAATCAATGTATAACCCAATAATTAAAGCGTATGAGCAATGAAATCAGAGAAAAAGACCATGAGTGGGTAAAGAATTTCCACTCTAATTTTGACAGGCTTCTGGCTTCACTTGAAAAGTTGTTAAGCCAACACCAACCGTCCGTATATGGCGATGAACTGCTGACCGACAAGGAAGTGGCATACCTGCTGAAAGTGAGCCGAAGAACACTGCTCGATTACCGCAACAACGGAATCCTACCCTACACGCAGGTGGGCGGCAAAATCCTGTACCGAACTTCCGATATAGAACGTATTCTGATAAACGGATACAAGGAAGCGTACAGATACAGCGAAAGCGGATGATTTTTTTGGAGGGAGCGCAGTTTGCCGTCTGCCCGTTTCATCCGGTTTTCAAAAAAATAGCCTTCCTCTATAAAAATCTGAAAAGCATATAGAATCGGTCATATATTTCAGACTTGTCTATATGCTTTTCGGTTGTTTATATCGACTGACGGAATATGTATATGGTCAATCAGAATATTGGTTGTTCTGCTCCCTTTGTCCGTAGTGTATGTTTTTAACATTATCGCTATCCCTGTTCCATTCCGGAATTTCATACTTGGCCTTAATGCTCGTACTGATTCGTTTTATATCCTCATTAACTTTTTGGCGGGTCAGTTTTGCATACAATTGTGTTGTACTGATATCCTTGTGCCCCATCATCTTACAGACGGATTCCAATGGAACACCCTGAGAAAGAGTAATCAGCGAACCGAAATTATGCCGGGCCATATGAAATGTTATCCGTTTGTCTATATCGCATCGCTCCGCCAGTTTCTTGAAGTTGGCAGTCAATGCCGAACGTGCCGGAACTTTGAAAATCCTGTCATCCACACGCTGTTCCTTGTATTTGTCCATAATCTGTTGTGGTAAGTCAAGAACCTGAATGATACATTCGCTTTTTGTCTTTTGCCTGTTGAACCGTACCCATAGTTTGCCGTCTTCTGTACGGTAAAAATGATCTTCCCGTAAATTGCGGAGGTCTATATACGAGATTCCTGTGAAAGAGCTGAACACAAACAGGTCTCTCACATAACACAGGAATTTCTCTTGTATCGGTATGCTCATTAGGCGTTTCAGTTCATCCGCTTCCAAATGACGGTGTTTCTTAATCGCCTTTTCCGGGAAATAACCCGAAAAGGGATTCTTGTGTATCGTTCCTTGCGCAATGGCTCTCTTGACGATGGTTTTCAACATGACGGTAAACCCTTCAATAGTGGAAAGAGAGCGTTTGAGGTCTGCTCTCATATAGGAATCGTACTTTTCAATGAAGCTGTAATCCAATTGTCTGAGTGCGATATCATCGGCATTGTAATACTTCCGGATAAACTTCTTCAATCTGTTATATGAAGAATGATGGTTGTGCAGTGTGCCGTAAGAACGTGTCAGCCCAACCTGTTTGGAGAGTTCCTCGATATATTCCTGATACAGTTCCAATAAATTACGTTTTCTTGTACCGATACCGCTAATGGCGTTCTTTACAAGTTCCGCTGTTATATACCCTTGTTCCGAAAGTATCTCATCATAATAGCTGTGTATGTCTGCCGTCAGTTTCTCTATGGCACAGTTGATTTTCTGAACTTCACGGTCTTTCCCTTTAAGTCTGTATCTTTTGGCATCCCATAATGCAGGGTCTATATCCATCTTTGCGGAGAATTGCGCTACTTCCGTATTTATGGATATCCTGCCCATAAGGGGGCACAGACCGTTCTTTTTCACCTTCTGTTTGTTGATATAAAACAGAACGGCAAACGTGCTGTATGTTGTTTTCCTGTTGTTCATACGCTGTCTGGTCTTTGTGGGCAATTATCGGTCAAAATGAATTTTTCTCTTATCCGGACTTGCAAATCACCCATATCTGCGCCGATCTTTTCTTGGGTAAGGTGGGCGTATATACGGGTGCTTTTCCAACTTCGGTGTCCCAGCAGTTCACGAACCGTATCCATTGGAACACCTTGGGACAGAGTGATTAACGAGGCATACGTGTGCCGGGCTTGATGGAATGTCAGGCAACGCTCTATCCCACAGTATTTTGCAATCTTTTTAAGATTGATATTTGTCTTGCTGCAACTCAACATCGGGAACAGCCTGCCTTGGTCGGATATGCCGCAATACTTCTTTATCAATTGTAATGGAAGCTCCATCAAAGGAATATGGCAAGGCGTTCCTGTCTTCTTTCTCGCTGTATGTATCCACCATACACCGTCTTCGGCCTGTTTCATATTTTCGGGTGTCAAGTTACGGAGGTCGCTGAACGCCAATCCGGTCATGCAGGAAAATATGAAGACATCACGTACCAGATTCATATTGTCTTTTGGCAAGGGAGTCGTGAGAATCAGATTGAATTCCTCTTCGGACAGGCATTTGGCGACAAGAGGTTCTGTCAGATATTTGTAATCCATGAACGGGTCTTGTTTGATGAGTCCGTTATCCATTGCGGACTTGATTACCAGATGCAGACGTGCCATAATATTGACAATGGTATTGCAGGTCATCTTCAAGTCGGCACGGAGGTACAGGTCGAATGCTTTCACAAATGTCGGGTTCAAGGATTGGAACGCCATATCCCTTACCTTGTATTTCTTTTGAAGAAAATTCTTTAGGTGGTTCAGTGCCACACAATACCGTTTATAGGTGTCGATGGAACGGTTGACACCCACTTTCTTGTAGAATTTCTCATTGAGATGCTCGTAATGCTTGACCAGCATATCTTGCTCGGATGCGATTCCTTGAAAAGCGTTTTTCACATCGACGGCAAGGACATTGTCGCTTTTCAGTTGCAGGTCTTTGTATGCGGAATGGATGGTCACACATAATTTGTCCAGCTCTGCATTGGTGTTTAATGCCGCCTTGCTTTTACCTTTTGCCCTGCCGGACTTTACATCCCACAACTTTTCCTGAAGATACACTTTGGCACTGAACTGTACCATTGATGTTCCGATTCGTATCCGTCCCAAAACAGGGACGGTTCCATCGGCTCTCGTCTCATTTTTCTTTAGATAGAAAGTTACTTTTAATTCATTCATAATCAGCTCTATTTTTAATTGCAAATTTACATGCGTTAGAGCTAATCATTGATATGCAAAAGACTGACAATCGGTGAAATAGAATCTCATAAAGAGAAAATTTAATACCGTTCTACGAAAAATCACTCACGTATCATTGGAAACCCATTGCTTTCAGGTAGTTCCAGCCTTAAAAGCAGGTGTTTCCGGATACTCAAACAGGTAATGTATTCGTAACGGAACACTTTCACATTTATGTCATTTTTTGCATTTCAACCACTTGTTTTGAATGGGAAGAATATAGAAGATTACACTGCTTGTCAGATAGTTATGCAAATCGATAAAAGTTTGCGTTTTGGATATACGATTTGGTAACCGTTTGCCCTCGTTGTCTTTCGTTTTTCTGCATTTTGGCATTGGAAAAGCTTTCATCGGATTCCCTTATAAGTCATTGAATACCAGTTGTGCTATCGTTATTTTTTCGTCTCTGATTGATTTTGCCAGAGATAATATCTATTCGTGCCGCAAAATAGAGAAACTTCTTTTACGTGACATTCGTTATATCTGGCTTTCCGGTAATGAACATCCGGATTTTATTACCATCAACCGTTTTCGAAACCGTGTAAAAGAGGAAATAAATACCGTATTCACGCTGTTGGTTCTTGTCCTTGCCTCCAAAGGTTTCATCAGCTTTGACTAAAGTATATCAACGGTACCAAGATTGAGTCCAGGGCCAACAAATATACTTTTGTCTGGCGCAAGACAGTCGAAAAGAATCGGACAAAGCTGATGGATAAGATCCGCATTCTCTAGAGCAGGTGGATGAAGCCATAGCTCAAGAGAACTCCGCCAAAGACATACCCGTAGAGTTCACTCCCACCATGCTCTCAGATATAGTGAATGAACTTAAAGAGGTGCTGGAACACCAGCCTGTAACAAAGGACAAGGTACAAAAGAAATTCATCCGGGAAAGGAAGAAACAGGTCCGGGAACTTGAACAGTACCGTAACAAGTTGATGGAATACGACAACCCTCTTGACACTATTGGAGAACGCAACTCCTATTCCAAAACCGATCCTGATGCCACCTTCATACGCATGAAAGAAGACACCATGAGAAACGGACAGGCCAAGCCCGGATATAATCTGCAAATAGGGACCGAGAACCAATTTTTAAATTATCCTAATCATCTTTCAAGCATTTTCTATTTTCCCCTTCGAAATTTTTCCTAATCTCAAAAATATTCTTACCTTTGTTTAAAGAAGAGTTGTCTCATAAGTATGAGGCTGTAAAATACTGAATTTAGCACGATATCCAAATCGTTACCTGAAACTTTTCAAAACTTCCATAAGTGTTTATATTTCATATAAATCTGTCAATTATATAAGAATTTAAAATAAGAATTATTCACTTGTCTCTTGCAAAGATACATTTTTTCGAGGATGAAAACCAGTATATAATACACTTTTTTGATGACAACTTGGGGTAATATCACATTTTTTAGAGGATATGATCTTCCAGTTGTAAAAACAAGAATCTTTGCGAATTCATCAAAAAACATGGTGCCAATTGTGACAAATTCACAAACAGGCAGTCTTATCAAGAATAGAACGAGAAATTGAAGAGAATTATCCAAACGAAATAGTTCCAAATGAAAAGAGTCGAATAA